CGTCGACTTTACCTGGTAAACAGTCGGCGATTCGGTCAGCCAGTCTAAGTGAGCAATATGCGTACTTGACAAAACGGACTACAATGTCCGGTTACACTGGATGGCATAGTATGCGTGGGCTTAACACGAAACTGAAAGAATGGGGCATATCCGGAGGCTCCCATTTCATTGAATTTACCAATGGCTCTGGCAACCAATGGAATACACACATGCATTCCGTGTTGGTAGGATTTGAAGAAGACTGGAAGGTTCCTCTCAAGGAAACAACAGCTGTTCGAGAATGGAATGACGATCTAACGATGAAGCTTCAAACAGAGAAGCTTGAGAATAAGACCAGGAGTAACAAGCGTGTTCTATCACCGCTTGGCCTAGGTCGTCTGTATACTTTGGACATTGCCAGCGCAGATGAGATGGCATCAATTGCACGTTACTCTGCTAAAGTAGAGTATGTGACAAAGCCAGTAAAAGTACCTGCAGGGAAACTGCCGGAAGTGAGCGATTTTCTTAATGGATTGAACTCACTGAAGGATGTTACTTTTGGCGGAATAACGAGTTCTAAGGTTACTCGTAGTATTCCTCGACTTGCTCGACCATTTGGAGACTGGATGAGAAATGGACCGGAAAGACAATACACTTGGTCATGACGATGGTGGACTATGGCCGCCCGAAAAGCAAAGCAACAGCGTAAACCTCTGGAGTATCTTCCAGTTCAACGTAAGATTCCCTTGGGAAACAACGTAGGACCAGCATCACAAGTAGGATTACTAGATGCTGGACGGATCCTTTCAACCAGTAATCATCGTCTTTACAGATATGGAAAGCGGTACGAGATGAAAATTGACGCAGATATTTCTGTGCTACAAGGTGGTGACACCATCACAGTGTGGGCACTAGCCGACACTTGGGCCGTTCAGAAGGCCTACGAAGAAGCGAAACGCGTATTCGATGATGCATATGAAATCGAGAGAGAGAATCTTTCAAAGGATGCTCGAGCTCGATGGTTTGACTTTAGAGCCAATGTTGGCGTCTCAGGCGATCTTATGGTACCGGTCGTTACTACCGATCCGATAACAGGCGGCTTAGACTATTTGACCGGAGGGGAATTCAGCGGTTCTATCGTTGAAGACCAGAATGGAGTTACGAGAATCTTCTATTGGGGAGAAGTAACTACAGCTTCTGGGTATTCTATTCCTGCAGAATATAATTTAGCTGGTAATACCAGTATATCACCGACCACGCCAACTGGCGCTGGGCCATATGACGATCTACGTGCCGACGCATCTGCAGTTGAAATGCAGGCGTTGCAAGATCGTGGGAATTTGCCACCATACGATGCAAATAACCTCCCATCTGTTTGGGTTAAGATAGGGACTCTTCAACTATCAGCAACTGATGCAGCACAACGAATTAGCACAGGGTATTTCCCTGCTCCCTGTGGGCAAGTCGTGCTTCAGTTGTCTGGAGGATTAAACACTGCTAACGTTAGTAACTTGCTTAGTGTTGAATTCAAAGCCGGTGATTACAAAGGCGTTCGAGCTCATAACATGGAGCGGATGTCATGATACCAGAACAACCCTCAGCGGTAGATGTATCCATCACAGCAGCCAAGGTTGGCTCTATTGTAGCTCACATTAGAAATAATAACGTTGCATACCTGCTCGGTATTGGCATCGCCCACATGATCGGGATTACCGAACAGGTGTGGTCGTATGGTAGCGGAATGTGCTGAACTTTCCGTAGACGATCGCACTTGCGATAATTGTCGACACCTGGCGAAGAAAGGTGACTGTTTTCCAGTGATAACTGGTGACTTAGGTTCTGAACCTGTCATTGAGTTTCACCATTGTATCTGTTACAATTGCGGGCATGAGTGGGTGCTATGACCCCACTGCACCATCCCGCAGGCCGAGCCGCTCGTAGGGCTGCATTGTCGGGTGACGCCCCGGCAATGCTAGCGCAAGATGTGCCGACGACCGAACGCAGTGAGGATAGTGGCAAAGGCTCCAAACAATCCTTACTTGTTATACTACACTACCTGCTAAAAAATAACACCACATTTATGGGGGGTTGTGAGCAGGAAAATTTGGGGGGGAGTTCCTATCTCCGTCACATGTCTTCACACATGGGACTCTTCCCCAAAAGGAGATGGTTGTGATGAAGACGGAGGCTACGCCAGACGGATGCACTTCAGTACGTAAGTATCTCAACGACCGTAGCCTGTGCCCACGATGGAGATTATGCAGCGGGTGCGAAAGGGTACGAGCAAAGAGGAATCAGTGGAAGATCGCTAAGAGCTTACAATATGATATCGATTTGTCTGAAGAACAAGGAGCACCACTGAAAGTGGGGATACTCACGTCGACTTTACCTGGTAAACAGTCGGCGATTCGGTCAGCCAGTCTAAGTGAGCAATATGCGTACTTGACAAAACGGACTACAATGTCCGGTTACACTGGATGGCATAGTATGCGTGGGCTTAACAC